GGAAATATAGGGGGTGAGTAAGGTGAAGTGCGATAAGTGTGGCGGTAAAATGATGATTGCCGAGAGCAAATTTGTTACAGAAGTTGATTCAACTGACGTTTACAATGAATTGAAAATGGTTTGCATAAACCCCAAATGCTCTGAATTCGGCGGCCCTGACCTAAACAAATCCACAAGGTTCAAGACCGTAAGGAGGAAAGCAAATTGAAAGTCTTAATGTGTATACCATACACCGGATACATACCACCACAGGCGGCGTATTCATTGCCGCCTATGGCTTGTTATGCCCGGAGTAAGGGTATAGAGATTGATATGTTGCCGGTTGGGTTATGCCTTATTTACACCGCAAGAGAGAGGGCGGCAGACACGCTAATTCAAGGCGGTTACGATGCGTTATTGTTTATCGATTCAGATATGGTTGTACCTGCAAATATGCTGGTTAAGCTAATTGAACATGACAAGGACATCGTTTCCGCATTGGCTTTTAAACGGTTTCCACCTTATGAGCCGTGTATATTCAAAAAATGCGACCGTGAGGGGACGGAGTTCTGGCTTGATTATCCTAAAGGATTGATCGAGATTCAAGGCGTGGGGATGGCGTGTACTCTCATTAAGCGGAAGGTATTTGAAACTGTGCCGAAGCCGTGGTTTTTCCCTGAACCAAACATCGGGGAAGATTTGTCTTTTTGCATCCGGGCAAGGGAGGCAGGATACAAGATATACTGCGATACCAACCTGATTTGTGGACATGTCGGTAACTTTGTTGTGACAGAAGAATTTTACAGGAGGCCGAAGAACCCATGAACATAGTGACGGTTTTTTCTCCTGATTGGCTTGAATATGCTTTGGTTGAGATGTTTGCTTTACTGACCACCAACAAGATTAAGAAGGTATACCTTCTTTCGGACGGCTTGCGGGAGATACGAAAGGTGGACAGGCTTTTTGACAGGTTCAAAGTTGAGTATACCTATATCGACATGACCGGGATATACAGGGAGAAAATAACCACTACGGTTAATGTTGACAACCGGTTTACGAAGTATACCCTTTACCGGCTGCTTATTCCTTATGTGGTTCCGGAAAAGAAGGTGCTTTACCTTGACGGGGACGCTATTGTAATCGGCGATATTCGGGAGTTTTACGAGACTTCGCCCTATTACATGACCGGGTGCGAGGATATGGGCATAGCGACAGGGTACAAAACGCAAATAGGCATGAAGGAGGAATCCCCATACCTTAATGCTGGAGTTATCCTGCTTAATCTTGAAAATGCCGGGAAACTGGCTGACGAGTGGGTACGGATGGCATGTACCACTTACTACACAGGGCACGATCAGGACATCTGGAATATAACCATGGGTGAACGGTCATTGACTGTACCAAACGATTATAATTCCTCTTTGTCAACCGGATTTAGTGAAAACATAAAGGTATGCCATTATGCCGGGAAAAAGCCATGGAACAACAAAAACGTCCCATACTACGATATATGGGAGGAATGGAGTAACAAATATGCCAATGAAAATACTGATTGCCGCGCCAATACGGCAAAATGAAGAAATATTCCGGGAATATCTGAAAAGCCTTGATAATCTTGAAAAACCCTGCCAATGCGACAGGTTTTTTTATTTGCACAACAGCCCGAACTTAGCAAAGTATCTGAAACCGGATGAATATTTGTTAGCAACGAGTAATGATGATTACAAGAGGGACGAGACCACCCACCACTGGAAACAAGCCAATTTGCAGATAGTGACCTACTTCAAGAACGAACTTCTGAAACGCACTCTTGAAGGTGGGTATGACTATTTCCTTTTGGTTGACAGTGACCTTATGCTACATCCCAAAACGCTTGCCTCACTGCTTGAAGCAGACAAGAAAATTGTCGCAGAAGTGTTCTGGACAAAATGGCAGCCGGACAGCGAACCGCTGCCGAACGCATGGGACTTTGACCAAGCCACGTCATACGCTGGGAGCTATGAACGGTGGAAACAGCCCGGCATTTATAGAGTAGGCGGCACAGGCGCTTGTATTCTCATCCATAGAAGCGTGATTGAATCGGGCGTAAATTACAATATGCTATACAATCTATCGTTATGGGGCGAGGATAGAGGGTTTTGCATAAGAGCCGTTGCAAGAGATTACGGCATATGGCTTGATACGCATTACCCGGCGGTGCATTTATACCGGGAATCAGAATACCAAAAATATGTTGAGAATGGCGGTTACGAAGCCGCTTTTTCATAAACAGACATAAGCACTCGAAAGGGTGCTTTTTCTATGCCCTTTTTACTTGTTTTGATGGAAAACAAGGCAATTTCATAGCCCACCACGGCTTAAAACTGAGGGAGGTAATTTCATGTCAGAAGAAATTATGAACGCTATGAGCGGAGAAGAAGTACAGCAGGATTCACCCGAAACGGCGGTTGAAATGGGAGACGCCACCACAGGAGAACAGACGGCATCAGAGGGTACACAAGAACCACCTCAAGGAGAGACAGCACAGGAAAAACAGGAAAGGTTGTTCCGTCAAGCCGATGTTGACCGGATTATTCAGGAGAGATTGGCAAGGGAACGACAGAAGTACGAAACCGAGCTGAAAAGCAACCCGCATTTGTCCTATCTGGAGCAAAAAGCACAAAGGCTGGGGATGACTGTTGAGCAGTTGATTGAGAATGACCGTAAATACGAGGAACAACAGAGAATCAATAGACTTGTTCAGCAGAATATTCCGGAAGAATACGCACGAAGGCTCTTAAAAGTGGATGAGCTTGAAAAATGGAAGGACATCACCGAGAAACAGAGTCAGGAGCAGGAACGCAGGCAGAAAATGTTCACAGAATTTTTCGAGGCATATCCAGCGTTCAATGACCCAAAGAAACTAGAAGAGATACCCCGTGAAGTTTGGTTAAAGGTGTATCACCCTGAAAAGAACCCGGGCGGGATATCCATGCTTGACGCTTACACCCGATACGAAAATAAGCTCCTGAAAGCTGAAAAGGAAAAGCTACAGGCCCAACGACAAACACAGCAAGCCAATACCAAGAATGCGGAGAGTTCGACAGGATCGGTTAAGACACCGGGTGCGACAGGCGGCTTCATCTCAAGAGAGCAGTTTGACGCAAACAAAGGCAACATGAATTGGGTTCAGAAGAACTTAGACCTGATTGAAGAATCACGGAAGCACTGGAAATAGTGCTTTTTTTATTGAAAGGAAGTGACTTGACACATGGCATATGAATTTATTCCAGAGATAACACATGCCAAGCTATTGAAGGAAAGGGAAAAAGCCGCAATAGCAGTAAAACACTGTAACCGCGAGTATGAGGGCGACATCAAGTCGAAGGGCGATCGCGTAAAGATCCTGGCCCCGGGTGAGGTAGAACTGTTCGATTATGCTCGCAACCAGGATATGGGCGACCCGCAGCTGCTGGACGATTCAGCGCAGTACCTCGACATCACCGAGAGCAAGGCGTTCCAGTACTACCTCGATGATGTCGATAAGAAGCAGATGGACAAGGCTGCTGCGTTCGAGAGCGCCCACGTCAGGAACGCTGCATACAAGCTGGCTGACTATGCTGATCAGTTCGTGTTCAGCAAGTACACGGATGCAGGCGAAACAATAAACACATACGATTCCGCTTTCACGTCCGCAAACGTGCTTGACCTGTTGGCAAAAGCTGATGCCGCCATGAGAAGGGTCAACGTTCCGGAGAGCGAGACGAAATACCTTGAAATCTCACCTGAAGTATATGTGAAGTTCGTCCTCGCAAAAATCCTGAAGGACACCGACAACAGCAAGACGGTCGAAACTGGTCGTGTCGGCAAGCTGTGGGGTCTGGACATTTATGTGTCCAACAACATCCACTCTGACAACGGTGTTTATCAGTGCCTTGTCAGGACAAAGAGGGCTATCGCATACGCCGAGCAGCTGAACCAGTCTGAGGTAATCAGGCATCCGAAGCGTTTCGGTGACATCCACAGGGGTCTCATGCTGTGCGGTGCAAAGGTCGTAGTTCCTAAGGAACTCATATGCATCGCTGTCAAGCCGTCTAGTGAGACCTAATCGGCTGAGACCTAATTGAAAGGAGTGATATTGATGGCTATAACTGAATCTTACGCAAAAAGAAACCAGTCGGTTTCGCTGACGTTTAACGCTGCAACCGCATCGCAGACAGTGGGCTATAGCGACAAGCCCGCTGAAAAAATTGTGCTTGTCGTTGATAACGCCAATTCCGGCACGGGACAGACCGCTACAGTCACCGTAGTAAAGGGTGATTATATCACGAAAGAAGCCGGTGACTTGGTGGCCGAAGTCGGCAAAGGATCACAGGTCGTTATTGGTCCGCTTGAATCCACAAGGTTCAAGAACACCGATGGCGAGATCGAGGTCAATGTCGCTGTAACGGCAAGCGGCACTGTGTCCAATGTTAAGATAGCTGCAATCAAACTGCCGTAACGGAACGGGGCGGAAAACCGCCCCTCCTACTTTTAAGGAGGGATAGACAAGTGAAATTCCAGCACCTACCGAACACATTTGTCGTTGATTACGACAAGATGAAGAATGTATGTGTGTTTGATGAAAACGGCTTTTTTGAAACCGACGACGATGAAATAATCAAATTCCTTACAACGAAAAAGAAGCATATCAAGGTTGTCGATGAACAGCCAACGCAACAGCAGAACGTGATACCTGACAAAGAGAGACTTTACACCTGCAAAAAGTGCGGCTTTAAGACAGACAACAAGGGTAAGCTCATGGCACATTGCCGGACAGCCCATAAAAAGGAGTGATGATATATGTCAGTTATATACAACAAGACTGATGATGTATATTGGTTTGATACG